TCTAAGAAAAAAGCAGACGGCACAGTGGTTAATGCACTAGATGCGTCAGACAGTTTCTTTGGTGGCAAAGTAGCTAAACGATAAATACTATTAGAGAGATAAAGTGATGGATATGAATAAGAAACAATTAAAAGAAGGTTTAGCAGACATGGCTTACAAAGCTGAGTCAGACCATGAAGTACAAATGGCTAGAGCTGAATTATACAAGATTGCAAAATACAGTATCAAACTACATGAAATGCTTAAAGGCGTTGACGAGTCAGCAGGCTTAGAAGGTTGGGTACAAAGTAAAATTACTAAAAGTGCAGATTATTTAGGTAGTGTTTATCATCACTTAGACTATCAATTTAAATTTGACGAAGTAGCAGAAGCAGTAAACGAATCTAAAAAAGACACACATTGTTCAGACAAGTGTTGTGGTTCAGATGTTAAAAGAGAAGACTGTGAATGTTCAGCAAGTTGCGAACATTGTAACTGTAATGACCCTAAAGTAGACGAAGGTAAGTACAAGAACGATGCACAACGTAAGGCAGTACATGCTTCAAAGAACGAAAAGAAAAAGAACGAATCATACAAAGAATCACTAGCAAGTAGACTAAGTGAAAAAGTTAGCACATGTTGTTCAGATTGTGGCAAAGATAGTTACACTACATTAAATCTTTCAGCTGAAGAATTAGATGAAGTAGCTGGTCCTGATAAATGTTGGAAAGGCTATAAGAGAGCTGGAACACAAAAAGGTACTGGTAAGAATGCAGGCAAACGTGTTAACAAGTGCGTAAAGGCATAACATGAAGATTACGGATCTAATGGAAGCACCTCCCGGAGGTTGGCTTAATACCAAAGCAGTACTAGGTAAAGCAGATGACTTGGTTAGAAATAACCGATTAGGTAAAGGCCTAGCTAATACTAACACAGCAATTTCTAAAAAGTATGGTGGAGCTCATGGTAACAAAGCACCAATTGATCCAGCAGGCGGCATTGATGATAAAGAAACAGATGATTGGATTGCAGGCAAAGATACTAAAGATACTAAAGATCCAAAACCAAAAGCACCAGCACCAACAGGTGCAAAAGCATTAGACAAAGCACCAACTAAAGATCCTAAATCAATTGATGATTTAAAACCAGGTAGTGCATACAACGATGGCACAGCAACTTGGACATGGACTGGAACAGATTGGAGTGACGGTGCAGTTAAACTAGATCCTGCAACAGGATTTAAACAATTTAAAAAAGCTAAAAACAAATTTGTAAAAGAAGCACCAGGTGCGACACCAGCGGCTGAACCAGATGCACAACAACCAGATCCAAAACAAGCACAACAGGTTGCACAAAAAGCAACAGCATTAAAAGGTGTTGTTGGTGGTAAAGCAAGTGGTGCTCAAGTTGCAAAAGGATTAGATAAAGTTGCGGCTGGTGAAACATTACCGCCAAACATTATTAAAGCGATTGCTCCATATGCAACTGCTATTCAAACTATGATGTCAAATCCTCAACTGTTTGGTAAGTTCAAAGCACTTATGAAACAAGCTGAAGCTGGACAGAACCAGCAATAACAATACCTTAAACACCCCTACATAAATAATTGCATGTTACCAAACGTGCAAACTTTAGAGTTCAAAGAACAAGCAGAAGTCTTTACCTACGTATACGAGGATGCCGAAAAGCTGAATCCAATACTAGCGGATAAGATTAGATCTAGAGGCGATGCTCAATATCGCAAAACAAATGTTCAAGCAGACATGACTGAATGGACAATGTTTAAAGATCCTGATTTTGAAAAGATTGTAAATTTTGCTATCGATGTTGTAAAGAACGGCCTCGAACACAAAAACTTAGGTACATACGAAGTTACTGACTGTTGGGGTGCAATATATCAAAAAGGCGATAGTTGTAATGCACACGCACATCATCCTGCTATTTGGAGTTTTGTATATTATGTACAAGCTACTCCAGATGATTCACCGTTAGTGTTTCCTACAAGCGGTAATGCAATCTATCCAAATCCAGGGTTAATGATTGTGTTTCCTGGTTGGGTATCACATAGTGTTCCAGAACAGCAGAGAGATGAAGAACGGATAGTAGTAGCAGGTAATTTAACAATTAATCGTCCACAAGCGGAATAAAGTTGTTGACAAACAATAATAGTTCGTGTATAATACATATAACAATTAAGGAGATACTATGAGCGATAGAACATATGGTGCTGAAGAAAAAGCCAAACTAGAAAGATTGGTTAACGAAGGTGTAACCGTTTTACAAGAAGTAGAAGATCTAAATACAGGTCTAAAAGATACTGTAAAAGCAGTAGCAGAAGAACTAGACATTAAGCCTAGTTTGATTAATAAAGCAATTAAGATTGCACAAAAAGGTGAGTGGCATAAAGTTGCTGACGAATTTGATGATTTAGAAACACTAGTAGCCACAGTTGGCAGGGACAAATAAATTTTGAATAGAGCAATCGATTTTTTTAAAACAAGTTATAGGCTAAGTCCTGTTGCATTTTATTGCGAAATGGTTGAGGCATTGTTCTTAATCTCAGCAAGTGCAATACTGAGCTTTACTATACTAGATCCCGCAACAACAATATTTGTACCATTATATTTGGTTGGAAGTCTTTTGGGTATTGTTAGTGCAGTTATTAGACAAGCGGCATTTGTAATTATACTATGTTCTTGGTTCTCAGCAATGAACCTATGGGCATTAATACAGTTGTTTGTAATATGAAATATATGGTTGACATAGATGGAACTATCTGTTATAATAGTAACAGTGAGTATGAATTTAGTGAACCAGACGTACAACGTATACAACATTTTAATAAGTTGTATAATGAAGGCAATGAAATACATTATTGGACTGCTAGAGGCGGTACTACAGGCAGAGATTGGAGTGAGCTTACTAAAGACCAATTTGCGGAGTGGGGTGTGCTATACACAACATTAAGTTTTAGAAAGCCACACTATGACATTTGGATTGATGATAAGGCAAGAGAGGCGAATGAATATTTTAAAGAAGAAGGTAATCGTCGGCCATAAGCGACAGTATTGGTTTTTGTCAGCCCCAAGTGACATGCAAGGAGAAGATATATGAGTTATGTAGACGCACAGTTCGATCGTGATCAAGATGTGATCAGAGTAGTTGAACGAAAAGATGGTAAACGTTCCTACACAGAATACCCAATCAAATATACATTTTATTATAAAGATCAACGTGGTAAGTACAAAAGTATTTACGGTGATCCATTAAGTAGAATTGTTGCTAAAAACACAAAACAGTTTCGTAAAGAACTAGCTATTAACAATACTAAAGAATTGTTTGAAAGTGATATTAATCCAATCTTCCAATGTTTAAGTGAAAACTATTTAAATGTAGATTCGCCTAAGTTGAATGTTGCGTTTTTTGATATTGAGACTGACTTTGATCCTGAACGTGGCTTTGCTGATCCTAGTGATCCGTTTATGCCTATTACTGCTATTAGTGTACACTTACAATGGTTAGATACATTAGTTACATTTGCTATGCCTCCAAAAGGCTTAACTATGGAAGAGGCTCAAGAAGAAGTTAAAGAATTTCCTAACACATACTTGTATGAAAAAGAAGGAGATATGTTAGAAGCATTCCTTGACATTATACAAGATAGTGATATACTTACAGGTTGGAACAGTGAAGGTTATGATATTCCGTATACTGTCAATCGTGTAAAAAGAGTTTTAAGTAAAGATGACACAAGACGTTTTTGTTTATGGAAACAACTTCCTAAGAAACGTGAGTATGAAAAGTATGGGCGTAAAGCTGAAACTTATGACTTAATAGGTAGAGTGCATTTAGATAGTTTAGAATTATATCGTAAGTACACCTATGAAGAACGCCACACATACAGACTTGATGCTATTGGTGAACTTGAGATTGGTGAAAACAAAACTGTATACGAAGGTACATTAGATCAACTTTATAACAACGACTTTAAAACGTTTATTGAATACAATAGACAAGACGTTGCACTACTAGACAAATTAGATAAGAAACTAAAGTTTATTGACCTTAGTAACGAACTAGCACACAGTAACACAGTTTTACTACAAACTACTATGGGTGCAGTTGCAGTTACAGAACAAGCTATTATTAACGAAGCACATCACAGAGGACTACAAGTTCCTAACAGAGTAAAACGTGAGCCTGGTAGTGATCCTGCCGCAGGTGCTTATGTTGCATTTCCTAAAAAAGGTGTACACAAGTGGATTGGTTCAATGGACTTAAACAGTCTGTATCCTAGTGTTATTCGTGCATTGAATATGGATCCAGCAACAGTTGTTGGACAACTACGTCCAGACTTAACTAACGCAATGGTTGAAGATGCAATGACACTACAGAAGAAGTCATTTGCAGGTGCTTGGGAAGGCCGCTTTGGTACTATTGAATACGAAGCAGTTATGGAGCAGAAGAAAGACATTAGTATTACTGTTGACTTTGAAAATGGTGAAAGTGAAATGCTTAGTGGTGCTGAGATATACAAATTAATATTTGATTCGCACAAGCCGTGGATGCTAACTGCTAACGGAACTATCTTAACTAATGAGTTTGATGGAGTTATTCCAGGACTACTTAAACGTTGGTATAGTGAACGTAAAGATTTGCAAAAGCAAAAAGGCAAAGCTATGGATGCCGGTAACAAGATTGAACAAGCGTTTTGGGATAAACGACAGCTAGTTAAAAAGATTAACCTAAACAGTTTGTATGGTGCTATCCTTAATCCAGGTTGTAGATTCTTTGATCCACGTATTGGACAAAGTACAACACTAACAGGTAGAGCTATTGCAAAACATATGAGTGCAGAAGTAAACAAAGTTATTACAGGCAAGTATGATCATGTAGGCGATAGTATTATATATGGTGATACAGATTCTGTTTACTTTAGTGCCCACCCTGTACTAAAAGAAGATATTGACAAGGGTAGTATTCCTTGGGGTAAAGAAAACGTTCTTAAACTTTATGATCAAATTTGCGAAGAAGCAAATGAAACATTTCCAAAGTTTATGCAAGAAGCATTTCATTGTCCAAAAACTAGGTCGGACGTTATTGCGGCAGGTAGAGAGATTGTTGCAGAGTCAGGATTGTTTATTACAAAGAAACGTTATGCGGCTTTGATTTATGATAACGAAGGCGAACGCATGGACGTCGACGGTAAACTAGGTAAAGTAAAAGCAATGGGTCTTGATCTTAAACGTTCAGATACTCCTGTGTTTATGCAAGAGTTTTTAAGTGAACTATTACTTATGGTACTTACAGATAAGACAGAAACTGAAATACTTGAGAAGATTACAGACTTCCGTACTGCATTTAAGCTACGCCCTGGCTTTGAAAAAGGTTCGCCTAAACGTGCAAATAAGATTGGCGAGTATCAACGTAAAGAAGCAAAGATGGGTAAAGCTACTATGCCTGGACACGTAAGAGCAAGTATTAATTGGAATACACTTAAACGTATGAATGGCGACAAGTATTCACAAGAAATTGTAGATGGTATGAAAGTTATTGTTTGCAAACTAAAACAGAATCCATTAGGATATACAAGTGTTGCGTATCCAACAGACGAACTACGTATTCCAGATTGGTTTAAAGAACTTCCGTTTGATGATGACGCAATGGAATCAACAATTATTGACAACAAACTAGATAACTTAATTGGTGTGTTGAACTACGATATTTCAAGCACACTACAGAACAATACGTTTAGTTCGTTGTTTGACTTCGGAGAATAATATGGCTGTACACGGAATGATAGATTTAGAAACACTAGGCGTTGAGCCAGATAGTGTAATCATAACTCTAGGTGCTATTAAATTCGATCCATATACTAATGAAGATCCACATAGTGGATTGTATCTACGTTGCGACATTGAAGAACAAAGCGAAAAATTAGGCAGAAGTATTGATGACAATACTCTTGCATGGTGGACTAAACAAGATCAAAACATTCAAGACGAAGCATTTGGTGAACATGAAGACCGTGTTAATATGGATCAACTTACAAAAGCAATTAATAAATTCTGTGTAGGAGTTGATCAACTGTGGTGCCAAGGTCCGTTGTTTGACTATGCAATATTACAAAACTTATATAAGAATGTTAATAAACCTTGTCCTTGGAACTTTTGGCAGATTAGAGATAGTAGAACTATCTTTAGTATGATGCCTACAGATCCACGTAAAGCAATACAAGAAGAATTACACAACGCCCTAGCTGACTGTTACTATCAAGCTAAGTGTGTACAACAAACGTTTAAAGCATTTGGAGTAACTAAATGAAAATACTACTAACAGGACATAAGGGAATGGTTGGAACAGAGTTGTATACTGCTCTAACTAAAGACCATCGTGTTATTGGTATTGATTTAAAAGATGGTAATAACTTACTAGACTGTTCGTTAGACTTCGAAGTTGATCTAGTAATTCATCTTGCAGGTGAAAGCGGAATACTAAGAAGTTTAACTGAATCCGATTTGTATTTTCAGCATAACGTATTAGCAACTAAAAGATTATTTGACCATTTTAAAAATACTAGAATACTTTATGCTAGTTCTAGTACTGCAAAAGAACCTAATAGAAATCCGTATGCATTAACCAAACACACAGTTGAACGCATTGCACCACAATCAAGTCTAGGTATGAGATTTACAACTATATATAGTAACAACTCAGAACTTAGGCCAAACATGTTAATACCTCGAATTATACGAAATGACGTACCACACGTAACAAATCATAAAAGAGACTTTATTCATGTTGCCGATATTGTAAGTGCAATACTTACATTAATCAAAAACGAAGATGTAAAAGGGGTTATTGATATCGGAACTGGCAAAAGCCAATCACTAAAAAGTATTTTAAAAGAATTTGGAATGAATCCAGAAGTAAAAATGGACACTCCCAATGAAAGACCTGATAATGTTGCTGACATATCAGTACTACAAGGCTTGGGTTGGAAAACAACAATTGAGCTAATACAATTCTTAAAAGACAAGAAAGAGCTTGACTTTTCAGAAAAACCTAAATATAATGTATATAACTAATGGAGAAATGTTAAAATGAAAGATATCTTACAAGACGTTGTTGCTCATACACATTCACTAGGATTTTTAACTTTAGTAAAAGTTACTGGTGAAGATGCCGCAACGACAATCGAATCAATGGCAGAAGATAGAAGTGTTATCTTAACTGCTACAACAAAGGCGGCAGTAAACGAATTTAAAGGAAC